ATCAGTCCATAACGAGGATTGTCATGGCATCGAAAATTGCAGAGGCGGCAAATGGTACGGTTGCAAGATGCACGACTGTAGTGACCCGCTGTGGGATGCCGCACTGAACCTCGCATTTGACGGTGACGGTGATCGCACCTTTGAATTTGAATGCAGCATGGCTTTCTCAAGTGCCTGCAACGAGTATTGGAAGTCCAAGCATCCAGAGGCGGTGACAGCATGACCGTCAACGAGACGCCCACCGCAACCAACCTCGTAAACGCCTACCTCACGAAGCTCGGTTTGTATCGCAAGAGCGGCACTCTTCGTGAAGCCAAAAGAATTCTCTTTGCAGCACTTCCATACCTCAATCCCGATAATCCAACGGCGGGCGTAGAAGCATACCTCGCTGTCCGCAAGCCACAGGTAAGCGTCCGCACGCTTGAGAATGAGCGCGTGAGATTAGCCGCCATGTACCGCAGTGCGGGCACCCCCATCAACACTCTCAAATTCAAATTCACCGCACCCACGCCAGTCGTCTACACGGATGCGGAAATCAGGTCCATCCTGCTGGCAGCGAATGGTCGGGACAAGATGCTGTACCAGACATTGCTCATGAGCGGCTTGCGCTTGCAAGAAGCTCAGACGCTCGAATTCGCCAACCTGCTGGACACGGGGATTCAGGTTTGCGTGCACGGTGATTGGAGCCCCAAGACATCAGAAGAGCGCCTCATTCGGGTGCCGCGCCAACTTGTCGAAGAGTTACGGCGGCTCGCTCGTGTCAACGGTAGCGAGTTGGTTTTCCCCACTCGTAGGGGGACGCCAAACACAATCATGCTTCGCAGCCTCAAGCGTACAGCGAAGCGTGCGGGACTTGACCCTGCGGATTGCTGGATTCACAAGTTTCGCGCTTGCTTCGCGACTCGGCTGCTTCGTGCTGGATTGCCGTTGCCTGATGTTTCCAGACAGCTTGGTCATGCATCGGTCATCACCACGCAACGCTATCTCGCGCTTCTTCCTGCGGACGAGTTGCAGGACAAGATTGAGCAGTGTTGGAAGTAACGAGTAGATTCACCAACGCAAGTCAACCACCCGCGAGGGGAAAGAGGAAATCAAAATGACGCAAAAAGTGGGGGTTGGAAGTTTCCTATTCCAACCCACCAGCCGCCAGCCAGTGAAAATATTACTACCAGACACATAGATAGGACACACTTCGACGGCAACGCCGAGGCACTGTTTTGGTGGTGGACGTAAGCGGACTTGAACCGCTGGGAACTGGATTATCAGGCCCTTTCCCGCACCCTGCTACGCCCGTGAATTGATTTGCACGCCGAAAATCACATTGGAAGCTGATGACATCGCGGGAAACTAAGGAAAATCATCGCTCCACAGGCGAAACGGTGATCGCCAGCAAGTGAAAATACTACTACCAAAACCGACTTTAGGGGCACACTTCGACGGCAACGCCGAAGCCTAGTGAAAATGGTGGACTAGGTGGGATTCGAACCCACAACCTCCCGGTGTCAAATCGTTTGCTCTGCCAATTGGAGCTACTAGCCCTCGTGTTGTACTGTTTTTATGCGATCCCTAGCGTTGACGCGCTGGGGATTGCACTCACAGTCAGCGATTTCCGCATTTTCGAGTATTAGGGGATATGCCCCGACAAAAAGTTGTACTCACCGACCGTGAAGCCTCAATCCTAAACCGCATCCCAGCAGCAACCACCGCCCTCCTCCTGTGGGCCGACCTCCGACGCAAAACTCAAGCCGCCAAAGCGCAACGTACACTCTTCGCTCATCAAAGTCAATCACCAGCTTGCCAAGCATGGTCCCACGGGGTTGTGGTCTCGCTGGCTCCGCGTCAACAGCATCCCATACGATTGGGCTTACGATTTGATGGCACGAGTCCCCGGCTCGGGCTTCTCACCGAAAGCCGCCAGACCCAGCACCGTTCGCCGCCGCCGAGTGATGGCGTATCTTAGCGCAATCTACAAAGTTGACGACCAGAAAGCCAAACGCTTGATTTTCGACCAACTGACGACCTACATCAAAAAGCAATGGGGCGTTGAGTAAAAGCGGGTATTACCCATAGTGATCCTTCAATATGGTTCCTCCCCCCTGACCTGCGACTGGTACGGTTGTCTCCTATCCTCTGCGGAGACAGCCGAAATTGCGCTCCACCGAATCTGTGAGCGAATCCCCGCTATCTTCGGTGAGCATAGCGTAGAGTTGTTTTTGCCAGTAGAACCGCAAGATTTGGAGCCTCTGCGCCTCCAAACGGACAACCTTTTCTACATCCGCTCGGACTCATTCCCCCGCCTTTTGAAGCTGATTCGCGTTCAAGGCTGCCTCGGACTTTACACCGCTGGGGACTCGGGCCGCTCACAGGACGCCATTCCGATCCTCGATTCCGATGTGCAGGAATTCATCAAAATCGCACAGGAAGCCCACCAGCGCATCGGAGAGGGTGTGGGGGTCGGTAGCTTCGTCCGCGTGCTCAACGGCGAGCTACGGGGCTTCTGCGGCGTCGTACAGGACATATCACACCCCATGGCAACTGTCAAGATCGAACTTTTGGATAGGCTTGTCGTGCTTGAGACCCCAATCCGCAACCTAAAGTGCCTCGATAGCGTCCCAGCCGAGCGCCGAACTTGGTGCTACGGGCCGGAAGTGGAAGAGTTGGAGGATGTGAGCCTTCTTGAGCTTTACCTGAAATTTGACCCCAACACACCAGACGTTTTCTACCCGCAGGGGTTGGATGATAGGTACAACGGTAAACCAGCAACATTCGACGATGGGGTTCCGCACGACAAGCAAGCAAACGTCAATAACCAGACGAGCGGCAAGGTAACGACACCCCACAAGAGCAGGGTTTCCCACCGTGTGCGGGAGCTAATCGCCGCTGGGCAACGGGACCCGTTCAAAATCATCTCCAAGGTCGTGAGCGAAATTAAAGCGGGCAAATGTCACCCCGTCAAAAACATCCTTGTGATTCGGCACATAATCGGCAACGAACTCCTTCGACAACTCGGTAGGCAGCCACGTCAGAAGAAGAATGTCTTGATGGCGAAGTTGCAGAGGCTCAGCAAGTCCAGCGGCATCCCGTACGCAACCTGTGTGAGTCAGCGTCCGTCGAAGCACCCAAAAGTTAAGCTCCCCACTGACCACTGCAAACGAGTGCTATGCAACCATCAACGCCAGAATCACAAGAAATACGGTAACGGGTATTTCGCAGCGTGCAAGAAATGTTCATGTGTATTTTGGCGGGAATTGGAAGATAAGAAGTGATCCTACTCGGACAAATACTGAAGACTCACTGTAAGAATGGTCATGAGCGGTACCCCGCCAACCTGACGCCATCGGGCAATTGCAGGATGTGTGCCCGCCTGTACGAGGTTGCACGGAACTTCAGGCGTTACACACCGAAGCGTGCACGCTTCGCTCCCAAGCTTGGTGAGAAACATCGCCCTGAGTGGGTCAATCCATGGCGTCCGACGATGAGCGATGGATTCATCGTGATGCAGCTTGACCCCGCTTTGGCTTAAACTAGTTTACGGATTTCTGCTCGGACCCGCTCAATGATAGCGAATGGGTGCTGGGACGCGCTGTCCGCATCTATCCTCAACCGATTCAACATTGCGTGTAGGTCGGCGGAAACTACCGCTCGGACTTTGTTCTCGTCAGCCTTGACCTGCTTGCTGGAGCTACTCTCCGCTGCACTTACCCTTGCTTCCGCAGCCCTGACCAGCTTGGCTTGGCGATAATGGTTCCAGATAGCGGCGGGTGCTCCCGCCGAAAAGAGTGCGCTGATGATGTGGACAAAATGGATGTGCATGATGCTCCTTATGGCAATGGTAGTATTGAGTAGTTAAGCGTGATGCCCAGTGTGCCATCCCCACCAGTAATCGCTGTCGGTGCAAAGAAATTGACCGCTGCTCCCGAGACTATTGTGTACGGGGTCAAACCTTCGCCGCAAATTCCAGTGAACGTGCAAGACGATGCGTGGACGACGACGCCACTTGTGGCAGCGCACCATGCGTACAAGCTAATCAAGTTTGCAGGATTCTGCACAGGCGGAGGTCCGTAAATAAACGAACAATTGCCAGACCCAGCGTACGTCGCCGTGCCATAGTGAAGCTGCATGTAGTAATACGACGGGGCAATGTAAAAGCCCGCTGCTGGAGCAGGGACGATTTGAACCGCCGTGGTGTGCAACGCAAGCAATTGCGCGGACGTGATCGTGACCGATGCCTGCTGGAAAGCGGCTACATTTGCTTCAGTGTAGGTGCTCTTTATTAACGATGCGCCTGTCGGATCGCTCGGGTCGTAAGTTGTGAGAGGATTTGCCATAGTTTTAGACCGCCGTCCTATTCATGATCCACCAGAGAGCGGAACCAGCCGAGCCAGTCTGGGAGCACATATATAGATTTCCACCGAACATAATTAGCTGCCCGATGGTGCCCGGCGATGCCGCGCTTGTAGGAGCGGCTGCGGCTGCCTTCGCCATGTACATAGCGCCGAGATTGTCCACCGCCCAGACTTGTGTGGTGCCCGCCGCACCTGCGAAACAGTTAATCATGAAGTTCGCAGTGCCGAGCAACGCAGTCTCAGTGACGGCGACCTTTAGAGCCGTATAAGAGCCCGATGCCGTAAGGGTCTGGTTGATCGTGGGGGCGATTTGCATGGCAGTGAAGGTGCCAGCACCAGCCGTGGGTGCCCAGTTCAGATGCACGGAGTTGTTCCCGCCGAGGCTAACCTCTGCGCCGACGTTGATGCCTATGTATGGACCTGCCCCAGTTGTTGCCCATGTTGATCCACCATGCCCCAAGCTAACAAGAGGTTTTCCACCCGTGTAAGTAGCTGATGGAGACTGGGCGCTGCCAATCTCGGCGGTCCCCAACGCCAATTGATTGTACAAACCAAAGCTAACGCTTGTGCTTTGCGACGTTATGCTGCCTTGATTAGTACCTCCTTGATAGCCACGCATTATGTCCACACTGCCAGCAATCGTAGCCACTAAGAGTGGGAAACTAGCATTGCCCCCAATGCTAATTCCGCAAGTAGCTCCCGCTGGACCGATGATCTGTGGATCGGTAACGCCGTAGCTTAGCGGCGTCGGTAACTGAATCTGCGCTGCACCTGTCGTTCCTGTGTGTGCGATGGTCAAGGTGCTGATGGCGTTCGTGCCCGCTGTCATCACCGAGCCTATCGTCCATTGGTCGTTGGCTGATGCAGCACCCGTCCAGTACTGTGCGCTCACACCGAGCAACGGCGAAGCATTAGTCGTGATCGCTGACGCGGTTGTTGTGTTCTCCCAATCCCAAAGCACGGCTGAAGTCTGGTTAAATGTCGTCGTGAAGCCAGCGTTCGCGATGCTCATGTTGCCATTAGCCGAACCGATATGATTCCAGATCACTGCCCCGCTGACGGCAATAGCAGCCGCCACAAACGCGTCCGTTGCGATCTGAGTACTAGCATCCCCCGGTGTGCCAGTTACGCTTGTAGGCGTTCCTGTGAGTGCTGGAGACGCTAATGGTGCTGCGCCTGTAACTTGAGCAACGGTGTAATCCCCAGAAACAGCTACAACCGCACCAGTACGACCGAAGACGCTGGTGACGCCGCTGACGATAGTTGTCCATGCAGGAAGACCGCCCACAACCGTGAGCACCTGACCCGTGGTGCCAATGCCCAATCTCGCCGCAGCGGGGGTGGAGTTGTTGATGATGATGTCCCCCGCCGTAGTCATGGGGTTCACGAAACTTGCTGGAGCGTTGACCCACTGGATGGTTGTGCCCGTGGAGCTTAGTAACTGCCCAGCGGAGCCGACTGAGCCAAGTCCATCTTCCAGCGTACCAGTCACGTCCAAGTTGACGGTCTGAATATTTGCAAAGTCCGTCGTGCCAGTAAACATGCCGTTGTTGAGGGTGGTGATTGCGCCAGTGGAGCCGAAAACGCTTGTAACTCCACCGCCAGTGCCAGCGACGATGATGTCGAGTCCATTCGAGTCAATGACGCGGAACTGATCTGCGGTGCTGTCATAGAATGCACGCGCAGTTAGGACAGGGGGATTCGCAGGCGGTCCATTCTGACCGTGAAAATCTTGGATGTTTCCCTTGTTGTATGACGACTGGCTCATGCGTTTCCCTTAGTCATGGATCGCGATAAACTGTGCAATGATGTGGTGTGGTGCAGATGACTGGTTCATCACCGCGAAGGAGAATCCAGTACCGCTTGCCGCTAACTCAACTGAGCCGATAGCTATCAACTCCGTCGATGCGGCTGCTGGTACGGTCTCCAAAATTACGATCCCGTACGTAAGCGTGTAGTTGTTATCGGCGAATGGCGTGTCCCACGTTACTGGGATGACCAAGCTAGGGGTTGCGGAGGCAATCGTCCCACAGTCAACCCGTATCGCCTTGATGATGGGCACCGTGGCTGGCGTAGGAATCAACTCCGTGCCGTCTGACCCGATTACATGGAAGGTATCATCCGAGGAGTCGTAGTACATCCGCGCTTCGTTTACTGACGGCGGGGCTGGCGCTGCTGGTTGCCCAAAGAAGTCTAGGATGCTCGCACGAGCTACATTTATCTGTCCCATGGGGCTCCTTTACACGACTACTTTGGCTACGACGGTTCCTGCGGGCGGGGGTGATCCTGATTCAGTCACGCCTGTCATCTTGAAGCGAACGAAGCGGCTGCGTTCCGCTTGGAACGTTGCAGACCCACCAGCCACGACGCCAGCCGTGACCGAGGCGACTACGCCCAAATCTTGGAACTGGGCATCATCGTAACGATCCGCGCTCTGCGCGGTGATTACTGCGGAGGTGGGGATCACGGGGAAAGTCACATCAAATCGAATGCTCCGTCCGTTGTCGGCAAAATCGGTTTGGACAGGGCCTACGCCCACGGCTTTGCTTGCTCCGTTGACGACTGCTTCGCCGATTTCGGGTTGAGGAATGACCACGGTGCCAGAGTCAACAGTCGTGGCTTCGTTCGATGCGGTTGCAGGGTACACAATCACATACTGACCGGGCGTAGCCGTTGGAGTCACGCTGGTGATGACCACATTCGTGACGTTAGCCCCCGCGTTCGTCTGGAGAGCCGCTACACTGATAAGTGCGCCAGCGATGGGCACTTTGCCTTCAACGACCGTTGCGGTCAAGCTCACGACGTTGCTCGCCACAGCGACGGCGTTGACATGCATGACGGTTGCTTGAACTTGGTGGTTATACGAGCCCAGAAGGTACTCGGGCAAACCGGGAGTTAATCCCTCATAATTGAGGTTGATCGGGCTAACTTGGAAAAGGGGCATGTGTTTTATCCTCGTGGGTCTGCGTGAACAGCTACTTAAGGGACAGGAAGTCGGTAACCCACCGAAGTAACCAGAATTCCTATCTGTTTTAGTGAATGATTGGGTATAATAGAGTCAGGAGAAACAAAATGCTGGCACCTTTTGTGAGCGTCGTGATAATCATCATGGTCGTGATTTTCAACCGACCCAGCTAGCTTACCTCGCTCTGAGCGGCGGTCCCTTGTAGTTTGGGGGATAAGTTATCCGCTTCAAGAAGTTGGCACGGTCTTCGTTCGCGACCCGCTCCTGTTGTTCCTTCAGGTAATCCTTAGCGGCACCCTCATCCACCATCCTCGCCCCACCCTCATTGCCGCCAACGGTGACCTTGGGTAGCTGCGTATAGGGTGCCCTCGCTGTGGTGAACGCTCGCGCACTTTCATTCACATCCGTCCCTTGCGCCTCAGAGGGCATCTCTACGGGTGAGGAGTTTGTCATGGGCGTAAACGCTCGCGCAGCACGAGCTTCAATCTTGGGATTGGACCTCAGGTCAGACCACTGCTCATGCGCCCCACTCACGGGGTGGTCTTTCACATACTTCTCAAACTCCGCATCGCTCATCTTGCTCGTGTTGACGGGCTTGATGCTGGGTTTAGGCGCGGCACTTTTCAGGTTGGGTCCACCCATCTCGGTACGAGTACCATCAGGCTGGATTTTTGCGGTCTGCTCACCAAGTGCGGTCTTGATTTCATTGAAGGTGCTTTGCGGCCCGAGCTTTGCTGCCTGCTCTGGTGTCGCATCGTAAACGTGAGTGATCCCGTTAGTCGCTGTCACATGGAACTCATTCGCATCAGGCTTGAACTCGTGTGACTTGATTCCGCTTCTGAATGCTGCGCCTGTTGCTTTCTCTGGAGCTTCCGCAGCGGCTTTAGGTGCCGTGTTTTGATCGCGCATCTTTACATTCGGCTGATTCACTGGCTCGGTCTTCATGTTGTTCAATTGCTCAACCGCATCGTTACTTTTGCCGTTGACTATGTCGGCAGACGAACGTCGGGTCATGGGCGGTTCTGGTGTCACCATAGTTGCGGGGGGAGCCATGGTTTGGGGTGGTACTTGAGCTTCAGCACCAGCCGGTGCTGGGGGAGTCACTGGAGGTGGAGGCGTACCTGCGGGTGCACCCGTTGCTGGAGGAGTAGATGGCGTCACGGGCGGTGCCGCGCTTGGAGGGGGAGCAGCAGGTTGAGGGTTTTTCGCAACCTTCAAATCGTTGATGGAGCGGGAGGCTTCACTCTGTGCTTTCTTGTAAATCTTCCACACCGCGTCAGGAACGTTAGGCGGCTGGACATGACTCATGTTCGGGTCGCTGGACACTTTTTCGCCCCCCGCGTAACTCTGAACTGTCTTTACAGCCTTTGAAAAATCTTTGTTTGCATAGTCAACACGGCGCGACAGATTATCGATAGATTTCTCGTTGACATCCATCCCCGCCTGCGCCATCTTTTTGCCGATTATCTTAACACCCTTCGCGATTCCGGGGAGGCCCATTTCGGCTGCCCCCATAGCTCCTGCCGCCTCTACTGCGGGAGCCGCTCCACCAAATACCGCTCCTGTTGCTCCAGCCACTAAGGGGGGAATTACTCTCGCGACGGTGGGTCTTTCGAGCGTTCTACCAACGCCACGAAATGTGTTTACACCCGCATTCTTGATAGCTCCGGGTGCAGCCTTCGCTGCATCTATCGTGCTTGAGCCGATTTCTTGCTTGGCGATCTGTCCGCGAGTCTGGTCTACGGGGCGTTCGACTCCCTCTTCCATCGGACCAGACATTGGTTTTCCGCCCTTGGCAATTTTCAACGCAGAGTCGATCATCTTGCCGCCGACAACAGTTCCGCCAGCTTGACCCATTGCTTCGGGGGCGACATCTAACATCTGGGATTCAACGTTGCTCGCATCGCCGTGCTTGCCTTGTAAGGCATCCTTGTAGTACTTACCAGCCGTCATAACTGGAGCCACAGCCATGCGTCCTAACAGCTTTCCTGCTGGTCCTGCGTTTTTGTATGCGTTGTCGCCGAACTGAGCTTTTTCATCTTGACTTACAGGATCGGTAGCGGCGTGATAGACGCCTTTCACCGCAGCGACGGGGTTGAGTGCCGATGCCGCAGCTTTACCTTCACGGGCGAGAGTATCCCCCATGCCTGAGTACCAATGGGTGTCTGGAGGCGTTGATCCAGCGGACTTATTTGTCTTGACAGCATCGCCCCACGGGTCTGAACCAGTGGAAGTGGGAGCGTCGGCAACAGCCGTAGTGCCTTTATTCGGATTCGATTTAACAGCGTCATCCCAATCGCCCATTACTTCACCGTCCAGCCGTCTTCTTTGGCGGCTGCCATAGCTTTAGCTTTGTCATTGCCATACTGATTGAGGTAATAGTGCATCGTGCTCTCACTTGGCGTACGCTCTGGCCCGTCATCCTCCGCACCAGCGTACTTAGCCGTGTTGCGGGCTTTAACTGTGTCCTCTTTGTAGCGTTCGCGTGCAAGGTGAACCATGCTCGCCATTTGATCTGGACCAAGCGTGAGACCGCTGAGATAGCCGTCCTTGTCGTACTTGGCACCCATGCGGCTGAGCCACGGCTGTGACTTCGCCGCTTCATCAATGATGGTCTGGGTCAGACGTGCGCCCTTCTGCAAGCCCATCGTCATGCCAAGATGGTTGGCAAGCAACGACAGCATTGCTTGCTGATCGTTTCCCGCACCTGTGTGACGGGGATCGGAGGCAGGCAGAGCGTCAGTGAAGTTCTTCGTCATGATGTTGGTGCGTTCAGCGGATGTCTGCGAGTCGCCGTAAATCTTGGCTACTTCCTTACGTGCTGCGACATCTTCAGCTTTGTTCTTGTGTCCTTCAGCGGTCGCTCTGGTTGCAGCAGCAATCTCACGCTGTCCAGTCAAGTTACTCGCAGCGGTGTCACGGGCGATCTTGCGATCACGTTCAGCACCGCTCAATTGAGCCGATGCCTTGCCGTCTTCAAGTCGCTTCGTAGCGATGGCATTGGAGTCCGTTGGCTGCACACCATAGGCGGCATCAAATGCCGTGGCTTGCTCTGGAGTCATGCCCTGCTCTAACGTCTTCAACTGCTGCCCATGCTGAGTTACTCCAGCGTCACCAACTGGAGTCTTGCCTTGATCTTCGGGCTTCACATCCTGATGACCCTGAGCGATGGCTTGGTTGGCACTCATTGACGTGTACGGAACACCTTGCGGGTCAAGACGCGGCCCACCATTGTTGCCGTGCAGCAAGTCGTTCATCGTCTGCTCGTCATTTGTGGTCCCAATCTTGATTGCTGGGTTAGCCTTGGCTTCCGTTGCGTTAGCCGCAGCCAACTGCTTCATATTTCCAGCACTCTGAATGCGCGTATTCATTTGCGTGCCCGGAATGTTCGCCATTGTTGCGGGGGCTACGATGTCACCAGCGATGTTTCCCGCTGTTGCGAGACCATGCAGAATCTTGCCCATAATTCCGGGGTGCTCACTTACCATCGAGCCCCAAGGGTGAGCTTTCTTGAAGTCGGCTTCTTGCGCTTTCTGCTCGAAGTATCCCGAGGTGCCGGGTTCGGCTGTAACCTTTGGCTTCTCGGCTTCATAGGCGAGCTTGCCCGCTTGATGCATTAAGTCAGGTGGGATGCCGCCGCTCTTCAATCCTTCTTCGTTGAGCATTGTGCCGGGGCGAACCCTATCCCCTAATGCGGACGTAGGGAGAGCTTCAGGCGCAGTTACCATGCTTGGGGGAGCCTGAGTAGTCGGCAAACCAGCCTGTGCGTCTGTGGGCGCTGGTACGTCTTCCTGCGGACCAATCATTGGAGCAGGAGCGCCAGCCATTCTCTGGGGCGTAGGTGTATCTACCTGTTCAGGCTGAACCTGTATCGGGTCTTGCGGCACCATAGTCTCTGGTACGGCTTGATCTGTATCTTCGTCGTAAGTTCTCGTTGCCATTAAAGGTTACCCATCCCTGTCATCACGCTGCCTGCGCCTGAAGCCGCCTGACCGAGGCTGCCGATAACTCCAGTCATATTTTGAAGCCAACCTGACTTTCCAGCGGCGATTTGCGTGTTGATGTCGCCAGTCTGGATACCCATGCTCTTGAGCATGGCTTCCGTGTCCGTGCCTGCCGAACCTTGCAACACACCTGCCGCCTGTTGCTGCTTCTCTTGCTGGAGTTTCGCGTCTTCGTTCGCTACGCCCAGCGAGTTACCGCTTAGAACTTGTTCTTTGGTTCGTGCGGCCTTATCCAAGGCGTTGCTGAACCCTCCGCTGTTTCGGGTCCGAGCAGACTCAAGGTTAGCTTCACCAGTGATTCCACCTGCTGCGCCCCCAGCGCCTTGTTCGCCGCCCACAAGTTGATTGTTGAGTTGCTCAGGCGTGTAGCCCGTTGGATGGAGAAGTTGCTGCTCCTCGTATGGCACGAGGGTCGAATTGATTTGGTTTGCATTTGAACCTTCCTGTGTAGCCACACCGCCAGCCGTAGTCGCGGCATTCTTCGCCGCATCGGATGCTGCGCGGTCGAAGCACCAGCGGAAATATTCGGGATTAAAAGTGCCGTCGAGATGTGCCTTACTTATGTTGAGATACATTCTTCCATCCTTGTTGGCCTACTCCAGCTATGCCACTCACGATCACGTTTGAAACCCAACGCCTCCAGCCGCTTGCCAAAACTCTTCTCAAGATCGGGCGGGCACCAGAGCACCGCACAGTCAATACCTTGGAACCAAGCGTCTTCCATCCCCGCATCGTTCATCGCTTGTACCGCAGCCCATCGATCTTCTGGGTCGCCAACTTCGTGGTCTACCCACATATAAGTCTCGACCTGCATCATCAGTGCCCCAACAGCTACAACCTTGCCGTCTAATTCGGCAACTTTCCTGACCAAAAATAGGGGGGATGTGAGGTCAGGGAGCTTGTAGTCGTGCGCCATCTCCTGATGTAGCCGCTTGACGGCTTCGAAATCTGCGGGCGTATATTCCCTAATAATAGGTTTCATAGACTTAAAGTCCCTGTTCCTTCGTCAGCGTCTTGCCGAAGCCCGATCCTGACTGTTGCCCCGTTCCTGACGACGTGCCGCTTCCAGTGCTCGGTAAGAGCGTCATATGCGTGGTGCCAGTGCCAGTTACAGCCGTGGGGACACCGCCGCCAAACATGACTTTCTGTGACGGCAACGAGCCGGGGGATTGCTTGTACCCTTGGAAGTAATACTTGACTAGGTGCCCAAGATCGTCGTTTGTGGGCAGCGTGAATGGTGGACCACCGCGTGACGGCCCATGATGCAGCACAATGGGCTGAAGGAACGCTGGATCGTTGACACCGATTTCGGTGAAGTAGTGAGTGTTCTTCTCACCAGCAGCAAAGTCCGTGTGGGTTACGTGGTATGTCTCGCCCACGTTCTTCACCGTGATAGCTTGAATAGGATGAGGGGTTGCAGAGTAGCCCGTGGCATTAGCTCCGAGGTTCTGACCGAGGTTATTGATGGCGTCAGTGATCTTGTCCAGAGCAACTCGCAGCATAGGATGCACTTTGGCGAGTGCCGCCGAGAACTGGGACAAATCGAATTTTGACTGCTGATTCTGACCCATGGTTAATATGCTCCTGTGATGGGGCTCATCGGGTCGTTAGCCAGCCGCACCAGCATCTTGCTCAAGGTGTACTTACCCCCAACTTGATTCATGCGGAACTGGAAGAACATGCGGTTACAGGCAATGTCGATCTTCCGCTCTAAGTCAAACTGACCAGAGTTGAAAACGTTCGGGTCTGCAACGTTAAGAGTGATACCACCGGGCACAGACCGTGGGCGGTAGCAGTTAATGACGTTTTGGAGGAACGTGAGGTTCATGAGCCCCGCACCCTTCAAAGTGAGTTGCAGCCTGCGGTACATTTTTCGGCAGTTGCCAACCAGAGGACCAAACATCTGCTCTTGGTCAGGTTTGACGAAGCCGAACGTCGTGTACACGGAATCAATCGCTACGCCGTCATCGCTGAGTTGCGTGTCCAGCAGTTGGTAGATTTTGGACGACTGAATCCCGTTGCACAGGAAGAGCGGATTGCTCGTGTCAGGGCGCTGGATGAAGTCCGCATATGGCGTAGGGAGAGTCCATATTGACCATTTCCGGGACATGTCCCACGCTACGAGCTTGCCGGAGAACGTGACCTTCATTGGGGCAAGGTTCTCCAAAGCTGCTGCGGTGTTCAGTTCGCGGTAATTCATCACGAGAATGACGTTGGGTGATGTCGGGTTAGCGTTCACTGGCGCGTTAGGCAACCACTGATTCGGTGTTGCCATCGGGACGCCGATGAGCACACGACGGTTGATCTGATCGTTGCGGAGCCAGATTGTGTTGCCGTAAGTCCAGTTGATCGCTTCCCACGTAGGACCGATTTCAGTGTTGATGCGGACTGGGGAACCACCGCTGAAAATGAAGACTCCCTGACGGTTGGCCAAGAAGACCCACTCTTCGCCTTGGTCGTATGCCAGCGGGCCGACAGCACCCACAACGTTGCTGACTTCGTGGACATCCCAGCCACTCGGCTCTGAGTTAGCGGAGTCACTCGTGCTGAACATGCTTCCCGTCTTCAGGAAGTAGAGGATGTCCCACAAAACGAAAGCGCCCACTGTTGGCTGTTCGTTGGTCTCTGCCAAACCGATGAACCCAGTGTTTGAGTCAAATTGTTCTGGCGCGTTGACATAACTCGCAGTTACCTGTGTGCTGAGGATCGGCTCTTCAGTTGGGAAGACTTCGATGCGGTCAAGTTCCACGTCATTACCGCTGGGACTGCGGGCGGTCACTCGTACCGAGTAAGTGACATTGGGATCGGTGATGGCAACGTTGTATTGGTCGAGATACGCGGACTGAGTAAGCATCCCAACTGTGACTGGCGGCGAGCCCACTTCTTCCGCATAAACGCGGAGTAACAATCCACTTGGCACAGTGGGGAAGCCAGTCGTGTTTAACGTGCCGATGTACGTCTGCTGCACACTGGTCATGCTGGCAAACGGGATGATGAACGGGTAGTCGAGCCCCGTAGCGGGGTCAAACAAATCGACCACAAGGCTGCTGGTGCCGCTAAGTCCGTGCCCGCTGATGTAATAGCTGAACCCAAAGATCGGGCTCAGTTGCAATGTGCCGTTGGGGACTACCGCTGTCCAGCCCGGTGGTTGAGCACCATTCAGGGTGACATTGGTGATATTGGTCGTGACGGTGCTGAGGGGTTGGAACCCGCCGTCAAACGAGCAGTTGAGGTAGTTGTACACTTTGTCTTCTTCGCCGCCGTACAGCATTCGTCCAGCGTAGGCGACGGCCCACACCGAGTTACCAAGCTCGACGTTGGAAAGATAATCGCTACCTTGCTGGTCCACGCTCAAGCTGGCGAGAAGCACGGAGTCAGTGAAAGTGCCCGTCCAACTCGTGCTCGTGTTGTCGTTGATGATTGTGGCTGAGTAAGTTACGCTCACGCCGTTGTCAATGATGGTGACTGGGTTTGGAATGTAGAAGTAGAAGCCGCCAGCAACGCCGTTCGCACCTGAGCCAGTGAAGGCGAGGATGCGTGCGATGGTGTCAGGTGGACCAATGAGAATGTTGTTGACGGTGAGGCTATTCGCACTGCCCACGGTGTCGAATTGAACGAATGGTGAGCCGGGTGTGATTTCGCCGTTGCGTGTGAGGAAAAACAGGACGCAACGTCGCGTACCTGCCCCGATGTTGCCGCCAGTGGTTAAGGTGCCGCCGCCAGAGTTGCCGTAGATTGGATTGATGCCCGGAATAGGCAGCGTGCCTACCGTGATCGTGCCGGGATCAAACTGGAAGATAGATGCGTTGACGACGGCGTTTCCCGTCTCACCCGCTGCACTAGTGTTGGGTCCAGTAAGTGCGATGGTGATGGTGCCGCCGCCAATGCTGACGATTGATTGCTGAGTTACGTTGAAGATACCGTTCCCGTTAAGGGTGCCCGTGACGGTGATAAGCTGACCTACGAGCGGCGTGGTGCCACTTACGAGCGTGTAGCCGTAACTAGCTACGTTCGCAGTTAGGCTGGTGCTGGTGATGCTGAGTTGTGCGCCGTTAAGTTCGGCGGTGATTGTCCATGCGCCGTCCCATGCGCCGATGGTCACGCCACTTAGGGTCACAGAGTCGCCTACGCTAACATCTGCTGCTGGCGTTGTAAGTGTGAGCGTAGCCAGTGACACCTGATAAGTCGCTCCTGCGATGTCTCCCGCTACGGGGGCACCGTAAATAGCTTGCGACACCGATACGGAATAGGTGAAGTAGTATTGATTCGTCGCCAGATTTAGACCAACGCTGGTTACGATCTGGGTGCCGTTTCCACCAGCCATAGCACCCGACATGCCGCTGATATAGATGAGGGAGCCCAAGATGATGAGCGGGTCTTGCGCTCCGTTGTAAAACAGCGTGATTACGTTGCCCGGTGCTTGGTTGTTCAAACCGACAGTCCACGACGCACCTTGAAACGGATGCGACGGAGCTTGGGTGATACCGAGCGGAGAAGCCTTGATTGGATAGCTCGTGGACGTTGCGATTACGCTCGGAGCAGCGCCCGGACCAACTTGGGAGATGCGATCAAAGTTGTCGGTGCCGTCATACTGGCGCGGCACATCCGTACCCTGAGTCAGGTCGGAGAAACACATGTATTCGCGACCAAACTGAGTTACACTCTTGCAGTAGGCGTTGGGCACGATCCCTTGGAAAAGGTTGACCAAAACGTTGGGATTGCCGATTACGTCCTCACCCCAAATCACACCGTTGGCGTCCAGTGCGAGTGTTTCGCATGACCCCGAAGGTGGGGCGTAGGTTTTGACATAGTTGAAGTTGTCGCTGGTGCCTGTGGTGAAAACCTGCACCGAAACATAATCAAGAGATGTGAGCGACGGAGGCGGGTTTCCGATCACGCGGATTCCTACGCCGAATTGAGACGAATTGACATCGGAGTAAGCCCATGACTGACCCCAGTTATCGGTAGCATCACCGAACAGGAATGGAGTTATGGCTCCAGTTGGAGGAAGAGCTAGAATCTTAGGCTCGGTGACAGCAACGCCGCCTTTCAGCAGGTAGACTTCAACCGTGACCGTTCCCGTCTGCTTTGCATACAGTCCGACTTGAATGCCCGTGATCGCGCTAGTTGCCGCAACACTGAAACCGTAGCCCAGCACATTGAGTTGTGCGCTCTCGCTTACTCCCACGAAAGCGTAAGTGACGGTGATTTTGACAGCGTTGACCCCCACGGTGTCATTACCCGTGCCCGTGGCATCGCTGAAAATCAGAGTGACGCCGAAATACTGGGCGTTGACATCCGCCGACGAAAGACTCGTCCCCCAAAGGTCGGCTGAGCCGCCTAGCGTGATGGTGCTTCTTTCTGAACCGAGCGTTGCCGCAGCGGTCTTGGCGGTGCCAACGGGCACTTGACCAGACGATAGTTGAACAGTCCATGTGCCAGCCGATCCGATGCCGGGGGTCGTGTACGCTTGGTTGAAACTAACGGTGAACCCCGTTGGCACCGTCGAAAGCGGAAGGTTGAATCCGTAATTGAAACCAGTAAGTGGCTGGGTCGTGCGATACGCCACACCAGAACCGGGCAGAGTTACAGCGGACGCAAGATTGAAGCTCGTCAGTGTGATGTTTTGCGGGTTAGCCCACGGCACAGGTGGAGTGCCGAGATTGGTACTCGTTTGGGTGGGCAGCGATGGACCAACGCTTCCGCTGGCCACAAGATTGGCGGTAGTGACCGCGCCGTCAAGCGCGAGAATGTTGTTGGGGTTGATCCAGAAGACTCCCGCGTCTAACTGGTTGGTTGAGGAGCCGCCATTAGGACCAGATGACAAGCCGCTGAAGCTGTAAACGCTTTGCTCACCGGGACGCATGAGCACGGAGCCGATCTGAAAATCGTTGTTGTAGCAGAATGGTGACGCACCTTCAGGTACGTCGATGTCCGTGACTTCACTGATTAGCCCACCGAAATCGGTGAGGGGCACTGATGCGTAAGTTTGCTGTTGCGGCAAATGTAGCTCCTAACAAAAATGGCAGCAGCGTTTTAAGTCTGCCGCCATCGGACATACCCTGATAAAGGGGTTGATTAGATTTCGCGGTTAAACGACGCCGCGAATGCGATTGTGTCGCCGCTGACGCCTGCGGGGATACTGACCACGCTGGAGCCGGGGCTGTTAATGGCTGTTGCAGCCGCAATTGTCACTGCGCCTGAAGTAGTCACAACACCCGCGATGGCGCGACCGTTGAGGGTTCCGCCGCCGAGTGTGATAGAGGTGTTAGCGAGGATCGTGCCGACCATGTTGGTCGTGGTGCCGAGCGTCATCGAGCTTCCGACCAGCCAGACTACGTTTGCAGCCGTCGCACCATTCGTTAAGGAGATGGTTTGGGCGTTGGCAAGCGAAATCGTGGACGATCCCTTGAACACGTAAAGACCGGGACCATTCAGGACGAGACCCAAAGAGCAGGTTGCCGCACCGAATGAGTAGTTGCCGGGGGTGACGACGTTGGAGCCGCTGAATGCCGTGCTCAAGTCGAGAGCCCCACCCAGAGACGTGAACGTCAGGGCGGAATAGGCGTTGTAGGCGACGAGGGCCGCTGCTTGACCCGCAGCCGCATTTACGTTGTCCACGGTTGCGGTACCGCCGTCGAAGTTGATGGTCGTGGTTGGGAATGAGCCAATCACGCCGCCAGTTACGACCGTGGAACCCGTGTTGGTGATTCCAGCCGCGGCAAGGATGGCGTAAGTTGCCGCGATACCGAGTTGGGCTGCAACACCCCCGCCGTTGTTGTTGGCGATTTCGACTTCAGGCGCATAGGTCGTGCCCGTCTCGAAAATCATCAGGGATTGCGTGGCATTGTTCCAGCGGTAGTTGTAGCCGTTGACGCCAGTGAAACGAGCTTCCACTGGGACAGCGGTGACTACCTTCAGAGCTTCCATGCTCCAATTCACAGGCAATCCGCCTGCAAGATAAGGAGCGGGACCAGCTTCAATGGCGACTGTGCCACGGATGGTCTGCTTGTTGCCGCTGAAATCCGTACCACTTGGGTACGGCAAAAGGGTAAGAGCTACGCCCGCGATGCGGGTTGCCGTGGGTGCAGTTGGGGGCGAACCACCAGCGACTTCAACGACGGCGAAATAGCTCACGACTGTGAGGGTTGTGGCGGTACTGGCGGCAACCTTGTAGGTGCCGTTGTTCCCTTTGTTGGTCCAGCCAACGATTTCGTAAGTTTGACCGACAAGCGCGTTTGCGGCCCCACCAGTGATCGTGCCTGTGTAGACGGTTTGCCCGTAGATTGATTGTGCGACGGATGTAAGTGCGAGTGACATGGGGGTATCCCCTCCTCAGGGTTGCGTACAGTGGCCGACATGCCACCTTCACCTAAGCATCTGGAAGTCGGGAATTACGCCCCGATGATGTCCCCGAAACAATGGGGGTGAAAAGTAACGCTTCCTCCAGAGAATGACGCAGCGGCACATCCCCAAGGATTTCCAACCGTGCCCGTGAAGCCTGTGGCAAGAGTGCCGCTGCTCGCATTCAGTTGATATTGAGACCTGCCCGGGGTCGCGGACGCAGGACTTATGCTCAACGTGTATCCAGCGCCCGCAGTAGCCGTTGTCGAACCTTCCCCCGCAGCCGCGACGATTACGAAATCAGTTCCAGCGTCCACCAAGCTTCCGGCATTCGTTGGCGATGTGGTCTGAGAGGACAAGGTATTCGTTTGATCCAACGTTGTTGGTCCGCTGATTTCCCAGCAGGCAAACTCAACCGTCAGCGACGGTGACGTTCCGCTCGCCGTGGCGGTGACACTCGTTGAGAGCGATGAAGCCATCGCTGACGCCGACAAAATGTAAAAGATTGAAGCTTTACCGCCGAGGTGGTTCGTTGAGTCGCCATACGAACCTGAAGCGGCCAATATCCACGTGAATCCCGCAGTGACGGGTGCCTGAATTGTGGGAGGAAGCCCTACATTAGAGGACGAATCTTGACCCCACACCACAAGGATCAGCAGGCTTCCCGCCGTGGTTGTGGTCGCGTAGCCGTCGCCCGTAGCGGTCGCGGTTGTCGTGCCCGTGCCGACGGCTACTATTTTACTCTGGATTAAACTGTTGCTCACTTAGGGCCTCGTAGCGATGATGGTCAGATTAAGGCGCTGACAAGTTGTGACGCTGTTGACGTTGAACTGCATTTCAGTACCAGCGGCAATCCAACGACGTTGGACCATGAGACGCCTGTAGCTGTTGTCGGGTTAGCAGGACCAGTAGATGCCATTAGAGTGCTGCCCCCCAGTTACGCACCAGCATCACGGCTTGCTCGTAGGAAAGGTTGCTTTTGGAACGGTTGGCTTTAAGACTAATAACCCAGATGTTGTCTTTGGTGTAACCACGAAGCGTGTCTCTGCGATCTAACTGGGGACTGTTATCATGCATAAAGCCGACGCCGTGCGTGAGGGGGATGCCAAGGAGCGGACAAAACTCGGGGATAATCACGTCTCCGGGTTGGATGTTAAATTCCATATTGTTTTTCTTTGCCCGACCTTTCGCGTTCTTCCACATCGTGTACTCGATTGCTTGCCGTCCACCTACCCAGCGTGCCATGCCGTTCGCTGCTCGCGCACTTCTTGGTGAACAACCACAACTTCTTCCACCCTTCGGCGAGTTTAGAGTTGGTCCCGTGAGTACCTTCTCTGTCCCGCAATCGCACCGCACTAACCAGCGTGACCTACCTTTTTGCGCTTCTGCGCTCTTGATGACAACCCAGCGACCAAATCGTTTTCCGACCAAATCTAAACGTCTCATCCTGTCTAATACCCAATTATGGGCGGGTACAAATGAGAGTTAAATTTAGGCGGGTGCAGGTTGTGACCGAGTTGACGTTGAACTGAATCTGGTCTCCCGCACTGAGAGCGGTCGTCCAAACACTGACAGCCAAGTTCTCGTTCTTTTGAACTGCTGACAACGTAGGCTTGTCCGAAGATGCAATCGAACTGGTGGTCGGAAATCCCGCATACGTAGAGCGAAGGACATCGACAACCGCACTTCCAGCCTGATCCGCTGTCAAAACCCAGCCAGTCAAGGTCGCGTTAAATGGGAGGTCAATTTGCCCCTTAGCTCCAGTCGTGATCAAAGCACCGCCGCCATCAATGACGTATTGGATGGCGAACGTGCGTGACTGCCATGATGCAGCCGAAGATGACGTGGCGATGATCTGTTGCCCAGCGGTCGGAGTGCCTGTTACCGTGATGCCGCCGACAGAGGTTGAGTTAATCGTTCCCGTGCCACTTACGGTCAATGAACCGCCCGTGCCAACAACTAGGGCGACAGTGTTTGTGCCTGCGGTGATCGCACTGAATGCCATTGTGGTGGGGATAGCAGCCTGTACGAACGCCGTTGTCGCGAGTTGGGTCGTGTTAGTGCCTAATGTGGCTGTCGGCGCAGCAGGGACGCCCGTAAACGTCGGGGAAGCCAATGGAGCGGCTCCCGTGACCTGAGCTACGGTGTAATCACCACTTACAGCGACAACTACGCCAGTGCGACCGAAAACTGAAGATACAGCGTTGGGAGAGTTGATCCAGAGCGTGCCAGTTACGGTGCTGCTAAGAAATTGACCATTCGTACCCACAGCGCCCGTGCTATCCGCAAAAGTGCCAGTAACACTGAGATTTCCGTCTGTTGCGCTTCCACTTACTACCAAGCTGCCTGTGCTGATGGTTTGTACCACCCCAACGCCGGGGTTCAGTAGAACCTGACCGCCGCCTATGAAAGCAAACGGGCCGCAAACGGGCTGGTCAATCAGAACATCGGTTATCACGCCGTTGTTGGGATAAACATACACTTCGGTGTAGTTGCCGGGTACAGCGTAATAGAAGGCATCGCCATACGCATCTACGACGACTGGCTGAGCCATCGGAGTGCCAGATGAATCGGCGTAGATGGAGGCTAATGGTGAAGGTGGGATTGAGCCTGTGGTTGCAGGCTGTGTACACACATAAATTTGGGCTCCATTTAGAGCCTTACCCCAAGGGTCGATGTAAAATCTTTGCGCTCTGATGAAAGGTCCAGCCATGCCTAATATCCTCCGTTGTACCCGCTGCCATAGCCGCCACTTGGGTGTCCAGCACCATATGGGATACGCTGAGTAACGATGCCCTGCTGTTGACGGGACTGACGCTGGCGTAGGCTATTCATCAGTAGCTCTGACTCCGCTTTCATTGCAGGTGCAGCTTCGGCGTCACGTGCCAAGGTGTAGAGATAGGCGATGCGGAAGCTCAAGTAATCGGTGCAGTCTGGAATCGGGATGTAAGTCGAACCGAAAGCGGCTCCGAGACCGATCAACGGTAGGGCGGAAGAGTAGCGGAGCTTCACGTCACGAATAGTCGTCGCACCATTCATCCAGACAGAATCGTTTCTCCATTCCCACTCACCAAAACATTGGCCTTGATAACGAGAGCTAAGACTTTCGACTTGACGCATCAGGGTGAAAGGGGTGCCGCTGGCGTTCTGGCGTTCCCACACTTCCAGCATCGTGATGCAGTCACTTGGTAGGGTGAGTCCGTAGTTGAAGCCGAGTCCGTCAAAATATCCGCCGAGACTAAGATTGACTTGCACAGCGGGATTGGGATTGCCCACGCCGCTGGCGGAATTGACTGGAGTAAGACCGAGAACAAGAACATTGTCTTTGACCACCGACTGAACGCCGCCATTGCCTAAGTCACGGTACAGGCTACGCAAAGCGGAGTTGACCATTTTCAGGGTGAATGGGGATAAAGTGGGGTCGTCGGTGAGAATCTGACCTTCACCCGGCGTGCCAGTAAGACCGGGCAGCGTGTCGGCTACAAGCGCACGGGCGAGGTCCATTACTTCTTCCAACAAAACAAACGACGGCACCGGGGTCACGGGCATTAAGTCACCACCTCAAGAGAATTGTGGGTTGCGACTTCCTGACACAATTCTAAAAACTTGTCGTAAGTCCAATCCTTTTTGAGCATGTTTATTTCGTGGCAACAGGGCACACAGTTATCTAACGTGTATCCCTTTGTGTTGTCCAAACGGTCAATGCCGTTGTAAACATAGATTTCACCACTACCCGCTGTGCTGACCGTGGAGGGAAGTCTTCCCGTGAAAAAACACGGGCTCGAAGTCAATCGTTTGAAGTCATCCTCAGTCAACTCCCAAGGTAGTCCCCGCTCCCTAGCGCCGATTTTGTAGCGACCTAACACCACGCGAAAAGCTGAGCCTGATTTGATTTTGTGCGTATGTGACGTTGGCGTTTTGCCGAGAAGACAGCCACAACTCCGTGTCTTTTTTTGGTTTATGCTGAGAATGACGGATGTGTTCCCGCAATCACAGAGACACTCTAAGTACGCGATCCCTTGGGGGTTGCGCTGTCCAGTCCTACCTACGACGGTGAGAAGCCCGTTTCTGAGCCCAATGAAGCTTTTTGATTTACCCATGGAGTACCTATCTAAAGGTTTTGGTAGACGCATCACGAGGTCAAGAGGGTGAGCCATCTCAGGAGAAACGGCCCATCCCCTCTTGACTGGTCGTGAAGATTTATGCCAGCGAGACTTTGCCAGCGGCTTGCTGTAAGGTTGCCTTTTGATACTCTTCGAAGTTCTTCTTGTCGGAAGCCACACGAGGCTCGATAAACTGCTCGAACTCAGTTTTGTCGATGATCTTTTTGTGGATCAAAAAGTCGGTCAAATCGACCAACATCGGCAGCATGGGACCGAGAGAGTTAGCCAACGACTGAAGCATCAGGTGTAGCTGCTGTAGATCGGCAATGGATGCGGGCTGTGTGATAGCCTGCACTTCGTTGAGCGTCATTACGCGGTCTGTCTTCTCGCTTACCATCTTTTGCTCACAGGAACATCGTCGATGCTTTTCTTGCCGCTCTCGACAGTGCGCTTCCAGTCGCGGACGCAAACGTCACCAGTTGCGTCAACGTGCCATGCGGTGCCGGGCTTTACGTTGTCGCCGCAGACTTCGCAGGTTTCCGCAGCTTGACTCGCCTTGTGCCAAGAGAAGCTTTCGCCCATGGCATCGGCTGCCACGTGGTGAACGGGCGTTAGGATGCCTTGGCTCCGCTTGTCACCATAGAGTGACGCTGGGTTGCTGGCTTCAGCAGCACGAGCATCCACGAGCACCTTACGGTAGGTTTTGTCGCGGCGAGCTTCAGCAGCGGCAATTTCCTCGGGCTTCGGAGGGTTAGTCATGCTGTAGAACACGCCGAGCAGCGCGTAGTTGTTGCCCTCGGAGTAGACATCATTTTGGTTGATCTTCTCGTCGAGGTTGGGCGTGACGTGACCCGGACAAATGACATTCAGAGCCACGCGGAGAGCATCGCTGTAATAAACGACATCAGCGCCATCCTGATTTTTCTCGGCCTGTGGGAAGGGGTGCATGAACGAGCGGCAGAGCGCATACGATCCCTTTTTCTTTTCAGGGCGAGGCGGAATGACCGTGTGCTTCAGGAGTGGTGCGAGGTCCCGCGTGAGCGGCAGATCGTACACCGAGTAGACGTAGACATAATATTCTGGCTTCCGCAGGAGGTTGGGATCAAGAGTGGTGCTAAACTGGGCGTTGGCTTCCTTCGTCGCGGCAGAGGACAACGCTGATGCGCGTCCGTTGTCGTAAGGTAGTTCTGTGATAGTGCTATTCGCTTCTGGCATGTGTTACTCCTTAGACTTGATGTAATCCGGGCTTGGCACGGCGATAGGCTTCGTTCTTCCAGTTCGCTTTCCAGCATTGTTCGATTTCGTGCATCTTCTTGCTCAGTAAACTGGTGCGGCAACCCTGCCCAGCAAACGAGACAACATCACCACCAAAAGCGGGTGCCGCATCCTTCAAAGTGTCAGCTATCTCGGCTATCTCAGCCTTGCGCTTCCGCTCTTTTATTTCCTTGATCGCTGTCCTGCGCTTTTCAGCGTTGTGATGAAGTGCCTTCATGATGATCGGCACACTCATGTCCAAGATTTCGGAAGACAACGGCATCCTAGTCGTGTGCATCCGTTTGTTGTTGACTTGTCGATGAGCGAAATCGAACAACGTCAGGTAGCGGCCCGAATAGGGGAACTCGCCACAAGTCTGTAGCCCAGTCGCTTCGTCACGATTCGCGTGATAGTAGGCGAAGGGTGTGCCGTAGCATTCAGGTGCCTGCCATAGCTGGAGTAACCATGAGTTGCCGCCTTCGGAGATTTCCCGATAGCCTGTACCCCAACCATGCCAGTGACCGCCACTGATACGCATGGCGCTGGCTCCCCAGATGACCCTGAACATGGGCTCTCCGTAGTCATTCAAACCACCTATCCGACTTAACTCTGCCTGAAACCAAGCAGGACACTCATTTTGTTCAAGCATTATTCTGTCTCGTACCCACGGATGTCGGCGAAACGCAACAGGGCGAGCTTCTCGCCATTGAACTCAAATTCCTCGGGTGTGTATTCGGAGTAGTAAGCAACGAGACCGATAAGCTGCTCGCCATCCTGAATGTTGGGTGCGACCGCAACCACCGTGCCTTTGAAAGGCTGGCGGATGTACTGCTCAGGGAGGTCGATACCGCCCTCGGATACCTTCTTGGCGTCCTCAATGGGGCGGATGAGCACACGGTCATTGAGACAGTGGAAAACTTTGGGTTTGAGTTTGTATTCTGGGACAGAGGTGAGGTAGTCGGGGCGGGAATCACTTACTTTCAATGCCATGGTGGTCTCCTGATGTACTAATACTGCTATTTAAGGGTTTCGTAGTTCGAGAGATAGGCGAGGGCATTGGCTGTCCATGAACCGGGATCGGGAAGGACAGCGGACTCAAGCAACGTCTGTTCTAAAAAGCTGAGCCTGTGGTTACAGGGATTGCAAAGAATGCCACGAATACACTCACCGCAGGTTTGCACTCGTCGTACTCGTGATGGACAGCAGGCGTGATCGTGATCAACGTGCATCCGTAACGGACCTGATGAAGTCGCAGGACACAAAGCACAGTGACTGCCCTGCTCTGCAAGTTTCTGCTCGTACCACTCCGGTGTTCGTTTGAACTTACCCCAAAGACTCATTCGCTGGACTAACTGCGGGTCTTTGCGCTTCGCTTCTCTGTACCACTGTGCTAAGTACGCTTTCTTGGACATGAAAAAACCCCCAGTAGTTAATACTGGAGGTTTAATCTGTTAGGTGTTTAACTTAGACTTGGGGCACTTGCGCGTTCTGAATGAACAGAGCGGCACGGGTGTTGCCAAGGGCCAGATTAAAACAAGTGACATAGGAAAATTGGTTGCTCGTCAAAACCTGACCAGTGTTCGAGAACAGCGGGAATACGGTGCTTCCACCGGGACCGCCGTACATGTAAAGGTCGAGGGTCTGCATCTCGAAGAGCGTCCATGCTTCTGGGCACACGAGGTCAAGACGACCTTGGGAGAAGTTGTCATACGTCCAAGAGACGTTGAGCTTGCGCCCACCGAATGTCGGTGTGTAATCACGTTTTCCCATGTCGAGGGCAGCATCACCCTTGACTTCCTGTGCGTTCGCGATCAGGACACCGTAATAGAGGGACGCGATGGACTGTGCCATTTCTGGACCAGTTACCCATTCGCTGGACTCAATTGCGGGGTTCTTCGGGCCGAGGGCACGTCCGAGCAGAGTTTCTGCGCGGTGAGCCAAGCCCATCGTTACGGGGTTTCCACCGAGGTTGATGTTCGGAGTCGTGAGGCGGTTCGGGTACAGGGCGAGGTTGACACCAGCCTTGAAGCCAGTGGTAGCCGCGCTGTGCCAGTAGCGGAGACCGAGCAAACTCTGCCCGATTGCGCCCGCGCCGTTCACGTAGATATAGGTGCCGATCCCAACCCCACCGGGAAGAGCCGTGGAGAAGAAAAGGGTGTTGGTCGGGCCGTCTGCGTAGCTGATGGTTGCGGAACCGAGTAGGGTGCCGCCTTCAGAAGTGTAGAAGTCAACCACCTGTTGGTCCTGAAAGCTGTTCGCGCTGTTGATCGGGCCGATGCTGCTGGTCTGGTCGCCGACGCCGCCAGTCGTGATGACGCAGCCGACTGGGATGATGTCCAGAGCGCCTGAGCCATCAGACGAGCACAAGGAACTGATTCCCTGCATCGTGCTGTCGAAGCTGTTCTTGAGTTCTTCGGCGCGGACGGAGTAGCCGTACTCGCTACGCTTTCCGCCACGAGTGGCGGCTTCAGCCAACCAGCTAATGCCCGTGACGCTGGACAAGAAGACTGGACTGAGGTTGAAGGCTGCGAGCTTGGAACCAGTCGGAATGCCGAGTGGGGTGCCGTCGCCCGTACCTTGGGTGATCGGGGAACCTGACTGCACACGGAATGGAACGCGGACTGACGGACGTGCCGTAGCTCCGGCTAAAGTTTGGAATGACGCGGGGACAACTTTTGCCATTCTTTTGAAGAAGGCATAGATGCTGTCATCCTTAAAAATGAGTTGTTCGAGTTTGGGAGAAAAACTATCTAACTCGATGGCTTCCGCTGCGGCTTCGTTTAGAATACCCATGTGATTGGTCTCTCTTTGTGGTTGAACTCAAGCTATCGCGTCTTCCTGAGGGACAGCGGTACTCGGTAAGAGAGTTTGGAAGGATGTAACTTCAACAAGTTTTGAGGTTTTCCCTCTCGGTCTGACTGTCACCGCCTTTGAAATTGGGAGGGTGGTCTCCCTTTCCGTGCTCTACTGAATAGGTGCCGTAGTCGGTTTTTTGCGGCGGTTCAAAGCTTGTTCCCGTTTTGAAGCCCGTCGAATTATTTCCAAGTTACCAGTTTTCCACGGTAGGGGCCGCTCTTCATGAAGGCTTTGTTCGTGATGAAGAGCAACTGCTGCCGATCCTTCGACCAATCAATGTCAGCGTCCACTGGGGCTTTTGGAAGTGCGACAGGGACAGCCGAGCCGCCCATCTTGTTGGCGGGCGTATTGACCTTGGTCGGCGTGTTCTTCACGGTTGGGGTCGCCACGGACTTGTAGCGGCGTGCCATCACGTTGTTGACGGCTTTCGGAACGACGACATCGAGGTTAGCTTCGATATACTTCTGAATGTTCGCTGCGTTACGATCCTTCGCGGCGAAGTTTGCCTTCAAGGTGTCGGAGTAAGTCTTGGTGTTGAGCTTGCCTACTTCGGCGAAAATGCCCTGCTTGGCGTCGTGAATAGCATCTTTGCTCAGCTTGTGCTGCTTGATGAACGGAGCCAGAGCTTTGTCCAGCACAGCGTTGTAGTGCACGGAAGCCGCGTTACCCACGCCTGAGCGGAAATCGTTTTCTTGCTTGGTGCGGAACTCGGTACGATCCTTCTCGAACTGCTCACGCTCTGGGTCAGCTTTGGGCTTAGCGCCTACCTGCTGTTGCTGCCCCTTGAACCATGCCGCCATCGTTTTGACAATTTTGTCGATGGCTGGTCCGTCGCCAGTTTGTAAGGCAGCGTCGATCTGGTTGAGAGCGTCAACGAATCCAGCCTGTTGCATGAACTCAAGCGCATGTGGGCGTAGGGCATTGCCGAATCCTGCGGCATCAAGCTTTTTGTATTCGTCCATCGCTGCGGGGACGATCTTTTTGAAGCCTTCGGGGAAAGCTTCGCTCATGTCCTTGACGACGGACGGGTCGCCCTTCTCGAAGTTGGAATCCACGAGGTCAAGTGTTGAGGCTTTGGTTTGCAACTGTGCGATGCCGTCAGCACCGCCCGCTGTGTCTAACGCAGCCTTCATGGTACGGGCTTCGTCCACGGTCTTCACGCCTAACTCGTTCATCACGGCGTTGTGCTTGAAGTAGGTGTCATTCAGAAGCTTGGCGGTCTTCACATCACCTGAAGCCTTGATAGCTTCGATGGCGGCCTTGATCTGCTTGGCACCAACTTCACCCGGCTTTACTTCCGCTTCAACTTCTTCAGTTGTTTCATCGCCCTCCGAGACGGTTTCTTCCCCGCCAACTTCTGGGGTCTCTACTTCGGTGGTTTCAACTTCGGGGGTAGTTACTTCTGCGGCGGGGGTTTCTGCGTTCATGGTTTCCATGAAGCCTGACATTCCTGATGACATGGTGCACTCCTGATCTTCCCGAGGCTCCTGATCCTCTGGTTACTGGATGTTCGACTGTGCGTTCTTTTCAGCCGTCTTAACAAATATCTTCGACTGGGCATCTGCCGCAGCCTTTGCGCCAAAGTCGGCGGCTTCTGCATCTTTGATTCCCGCCATTTGAGCCGCTTCAGCAGCTTCCTTCGCGGGGAGGTCCTTACTACTGATACTGATTGTTGGGGGCTTTGGCTGGATTTGTGCGTCAGCTTTCGCCTTGGCAATCTTCTTGTCATTGGCTTCATTGTGTAATTGACGATGCAGCTTGACATTCTGCCACGCAGCCTGTTGCTGTTCATCGCCAGCTTTGAACTTGCGTCCTTCAATACCCAACAGCCACTCGTCGCAAGTCGCCATTTCGGTTGCGTGATCTTCAATGTCTTCGTCAATTTGCACGGTCGGAACTAACGGCGGTAACTGTTGCATCGCCTGCATCATCTGCGGCAACATTTGCTGGAATTTCTGAATGCCTTCTGGACCTTCCTTCGCGGACTCTACTTGACCCTGCTGCACGGCTTCCTTGATCTTCATGATCTGCGGGTTGGGTTGTGGCCCGCTCTTCAGCAAGATTTCAATCTCACCCAACTGCTTGTCCGCGCTGACCTGCTCTGGGAATACAAGATGGCTGAGACCGATAGCATCCTTCAACTCGCGTTGGTTGCTGGCGACCGTGAACAGCTTGACCAACATCGGGTTGTTCTGACCCTCACTCATCATCATCATGATTCGTGCTCGGGACTGGGCGGGTGTCTCAGGAATGTTGGAGTCAACATCTGGAAACACCAAAACATTTCCTTTAAGGTCGGATATTTCAATGACAACCTTCTGTCCTTCGACGGATTGAGAGATTTCAGTTTCACCGCGTTCCGTGCGGCAACGGGCGGCACACTGTACCGCTTGACGGTAGATACAGGCTGTAGCAGCTTGGAATGCTCCCCAAGGTGAGGACAAACGAGCGAGAGCTTGGTCACGCTGCATCGCAGATGCGCCAACAGTTGGTGTGTCAACGTTGCTCTGAGCCCCGAACAGGCTCGGCAGCGCGGCTGACAACATCTGCATACACTCGGAGAAAAGGAAATTGATGAAGTCCATCATCGCGGGGTTTTGCTGCGGGACGGGCTCGATCATGCACAGTTCGGTGAACGGAACACCGGGCTGACGCTGGAATGGGTGAATCCCACCGGGCTTGTTTGGTTGGCTCTTCAGCGCCTCAATGTTGAAGGCGATGTTGTCCATCCACTTCTGCGGGACGCAGGTGACGAAATACTCGAAGATCAAATCCATCAGGATGTTGAGGCGCTTCTGAACGCTGATGCACTTGGTGCCGAGTGCGGCCCTGTTCTGACCAGAGCCGGGGAACATCTGCATCACGTGGAGGCGATCTTCCATGACTTCGGGGCGGGCGTAGCAGAAAGTGTCTGCTGCCTGCACTACTACGCAGCCATTCGGGAAAGCCTTGAGCAATTCGTTTCTTATTTCGCCAGCAGGCGCTACTAACCAGTTACACGGACGGAGCCATGTCTTGCTGATGGTCACATCTTTGTTCAGGTTCTCACCGGAGACGTACTGCGAGGCGAGGGAGGATTGGCAATTCATTCTGGCGATGCGGTCTAACTCAGTAGAGCCGTCGCCATTCCCACCGGGCTTAATCTTGTCGGCGATGTCGCTGAACATCCCCTTGGCGGTGCTTTCGTCAACTTCGTATCGAATGCCGAGGTAGTTCATTTCGGCCATCGTTTGCACGTTCGGCATCTTGGTTTCAAGCTTGCCGTAAACGTCTACTTGCTCCATGCCGCGAGGACGCTGTTTTACTGCGGGCTCCGCAGCAGACTCGTTAACGTCATTGATTTCTTCCTGACCCTCTTGACCTTGAACTTCGGGCGTTGAAGGCTGCTCTTCATCCTCTGGCACCACTGGATTTTCGAGCGGGGCATCTTCGTAGCCGTACCGTTGACCGTCAATGACGAAGCGCGTGTCAAACACGATGCGTCCGTCCGTCCAGCCATAGCTGGCGGCTTGTACGTACAGGGATTTCAGGTCGCAGTTGCGGGCGAAGATGTCCTTGAATTTATTTGCTTCGTGAGCAGCGGTGATGTCTGGGTCGAAGCTCGGGTCACCGGGCTCGAAGCGGCAAGTGGGGAAGTCACGGGTAAGTGCGGAGGTTACGATGTCGCCGTGCGCTCCATAGATGTTGGTTTCGTAGAGTGTTGCCCACGCTTGTTGATTAGCTCCACCGAAGCCTGAGGAGTTACCCGGAATGCACCATCCACCGCCCGGACGTGGAAGGAGATACTGATAACCACGGTTGAACTGACGGGCTTCCCATGCTTGTGCTACTTCGAAGCGATGTGACGCGGTGTCGCGTAACATGCAGGTACGAATGAAACCACAGACCCACTTCTCTGTTGGTTCACTGAGGTCGGCATTTTGTTCGACGCTGTAGTCAACAGGACCAAGACTGCCGGGTTCAATAACGCCCGCGTCTTGATCGTCGGCATCCTGATCGTTGTCCGTGGTTTCGGGCGGCGTGTAGATGTCTGTTTCTGCCATTTACTTCCTTACATTCGCGGCGAAATTCGCACGCTTACGTTGTGCGGGATCGGGACTGTTCTTTTCTTTGGCTGTCCACTCAGAGGTAGACATTCCGTGGCGCTCGGCTTGACGGGCGAAGAGACCCTTAGTCCCCTTTTTCTCCATCTTCTCGGTTGCGGCTTGAATCCAGTGGCTCATTGATTACTTCCTCCGCGCTTCCTGCTTGTCACTAAATTTCTTTTTCTCGGGGAGGGATTTCGGAGAGCCCGTGGCACCGATCCATTCCTGTGCGCCAGACTTGCCCAACGCTTTTTCTGCGTTAGCTGTGTGCAGCCATCGGAACTGTGCTTTTGAGACTGCGGGCACAATTAAATTCCCATCGACTGACCCATCTCGCGCATATTGCCCGGCGGGTTCTCAGCTTCGCCGTGAGCGCCAGCTTCTTCTTTTTCGGGCTCTTCAGTGCTCGCAATTCCTGCGGCAGCCTTGCCCTCTTCGTGGGCTTCCTCTGCGGTTCCGTGATGGGACTCGTGCACGTGCCCACCTTCGTGATGACTCTGCATGGAATGCTTGTTCGCGGCGTGGTCGTGAGTGATGTTGACCTTGTGCGCGGGACCGTGCTCGGCAACTACCGAGTGAATGTCTTGAGCTTCACCCCCACCGCCCCCACCTTCGGTTGCGTGTTCGGCGTGTTCCGAGCCCGCTTCCTTCTTCATGCCAAGGCGCTTCTCGTACGCCTTCCCCATGCTCGGGCTGTTAAACGCTTTTCCATCTGAACTTTTGAACCCCATGATTTAGTTCTCCTTGGCGACTGATGCCGCCGCTTTTTCTGTTGCGAGTCGCTCTTGCTCCATTTGGGCACCCCATTCGTCTTGAACTTCGGCCCAAGACTTACGAATGCCGGGACGGGGCTTTGCCTCTGCTTTAGGTTGCGAAAGTTGATACTCCCGCTGCACGTTGTTGACGTAGGCTTGCCCAGCTTGCGAAACAAATGGGTACGCAGCCAAACGTAATCTCAAATTTTCTGCTGCCTGCTCGTCTCTTTCCGCTGTAAGGCGTTGACGCTGGGTTTCGCAGTCGCAAAGGATTCTGGCGTGGTCGTTACGGAGAAATTCGACCTCTGAGCGGAGTTGTGCGATCAATTCCTTGTAAAGCGTGGTGCTACTTGTGAACCATCCCATACAAACCTTTCTAGAAGTCAGTTTTTAACCCGATCCATCCAATTAGGAACCGTTATCTGCTTGATAACGTCATCCGCGTGACCACCCCGCATGGCTTGCTCGGCTAAGTACTGGTATCTCATCCCATCATTCGGCATTTTAGCTACTTTTTCCGCATCCTTGACGGCTTTGGGTTTTGTGACAGGATTGAAGAAGCCCAGCAGCAGATATTTCAGGGCATCGAACAAATCGTCCGCCTTTGTGTCGGTCTTGAGCACATCTTCCCCTCGGTCGCCCTCACCCCGCTGAAATCCGGGCATGGCGGCGATGATGTCTTTGCAGTTATCGAGAAAAACGATGTCGCCCTGCTCGATAAGCTGCCAGAGATACACAGCGCCAGCGATGCGGTCGTTACAAGCAGGAGTTACGGGTGGAAGACCCACTTCCCGAAGCTCGTTGGTCACATCGTCGGCGGGTCTGTGACTCGTGCTGGTGCCGCTACGGGAGAATTTTTCGTGGGAGAAAAAGATATGCTGGATTGTTTCGGTTTCGCCCAACGAGTTCTTGATGAGAGCGACCAAATCACGGGAACTGGTCTCGTTCTTGGCGATTTCCCGATAGATCACGATGACGGATTTGTAAGATTTCTCGCCGGGAGCCTTGTACAGTGCACGTCTGCCGAACAAGATGCCACTGAAGTGACCCAGACCAAAGTCCCAGCCCACCGCACCTACTTCCCAGTCCTGCCAGACGATGGCATCGGGGTGTTTACGCAGGTTACACACGTGATAGCTCTCGGAAAAGTTCCCGTAGTACTGACCACTGCGGACATTGGGGTCACCGTACAGACGGAGCTTCTTTAGCTCGGGCGGTAAGGCTTGGAGGTCCTTCAAATATTTGGGGTTGATGCGAAGAAAATTGGGATTCTCCAAAACGGTGGAGTGCGTGTAGAAATAATCCTTCGGGTCGTACATCAAAACGGGCTTGCCGTTTTCGTACATATAATATCTGCCTTGCGTGTCATGGACCGCGCCCTCAGGGATTCTCCAAGGCTTGTGGTCGATCCACAAAGCTTTTATGAAACCAAATCCGATGCCGAACGGGTTCGTGCAAGCCATCATTTGCGGAATGGGGTACGCGCCATTGGCATCAGGCTTGACGCCGGGGTTAAGACGGTTACGACCTTGAAGCTTGGACCACGATTCATGGCGAAACTGTCCAGCTTCGTCCACGCCAATAAAAGCAAACGACGATGACAAGTACTGGTCAAGGTCGGCTTCGCTATTGTTGGTGCATGAGCCGAAGAAGATGCGGCTACCGTTAAAAAAGGTAGCTACTAATTTTGTAGAGTTGAGCGTGTAAATCTTTTCGGCTATCTCTGGCGGCCATAGCTTTTTCAAGTCAGAAACAAGACCCTGTTCCAACTCGCGAAACTTTCTGCGGAGCAGAAGAGCGTCGCAGTTTCCAAAGCGGAGAACGAAAGAGAACAGGGCGTGCAGGAGCAAGCACTTTGACTTGCCCGAACCATAACCACCGATCATCAGCAGGTTCGCTGCGTCAGAGTCGTGGATAGCTTGCTGGTGGGCATAGCAAGATTCTGGATACCACGCAGAGTTGATCGCGGCGTTTAGGTCAAACGGCGGCATTGGTTCTCCTGCTACGCCGATTGTTTGCCTGCCCCCTTTTCGTAGCCCAGCGGACGTTACCGGGCTCATAGTGACCGTCATTGTCGATGCGGTCTACGGAGTAGGCACGTTTTGGTTCTGGCTTGTCGCCAAGTTCCGCATACCACTCTTCGAAAGAGTTGAACTTGAATTGAATGCCGCGACCGCCGTAGTCCGGCCAGTTTTTTGTGTTGGGATCAGTGCAGCGCTGTATGGCTCCCGTAAAAGCTGAATGCTCCGGTGAAACGTTATGCGTGCGTGCGTGACCGTGACGGAGCGTTCTCGCGACAGTCAGTTCTATCTTGAGACATCCGCAGCTTCGTGTGTTCCCGTTCCGCAAGTTAGTCCCGCGTGCCTGTATCTGGTTGCCACAGGAACATTCGCAGGCCCAGATAACTCCGCACCTATCACGCCCTACTTCGGACAGCACGGTCAACCTGCCGAAAACCTGCTTGGTCAAATCTATTTTTCTCATGATGTCATTCCTTCCCGTCCTCAACAAACTCGGGCAAGCCGATGGCGGGCTCACGCTGCCGCTGTCCTACTGATGGCAGGACCACAACACGAACGCCCTGATTGGGGTTATCAAGCTCCTCACGGGACGGCGGGGCTTTACCTTCCAGCCTCTCCATCAAGACGGTGATAGCCGCGATAGCTTGGGAAGCGCCAGTCTTCTCGCTGTTGGCGATGCGGATGAGGCTATTGACCATTTTCTCGGCTTGTTCTTTCGTCACGAGTAACTTGATCGCGTCTTCGAACACTCGGCGGAAAGCAGGTAATTCGTTTCTGTCCACGGCCCACTTACCGTTTGCAAGAGATTCTTTCTTCGGCTCGGGAGTGAACTGGTCCCCTGCTTGGGCATCTTCGTTTGGGGCGGTGCCCAAGGGCCATGGTTTATCGTTACTCACCGTAACCGCCCTTCGGGATGCGGTTATGGGATTGATTGGGGCGGTCGTGCATACGCTGCTCCCGTTCCTGCTTCTCTTTCCAGTTGGTTTGAATGAGAGCGATAGCGATGCGACCAGCTTCGGTGAGCCGCCAAGCGATGACGAGAGGATTCGCGTTCGGATATTTCCCGCACGTAGGACAAGCCACACGAGCGGTGTTAGTGACTTTGCCCGCCTCTTCAGCCCAGCCCCTTTGGATGAGCTTGTGGATGAGCGGGTAAATGGCATTACGATGGGTGCCCTCGAACAACTCGCCGAGGTCGTTCAACGTAAGTCCTGAAGGACCAGCATTCTCGAAGAGAATCATCAGGCGCTCGGCCTTGGTTTGTTTCCATTCTCGGGAGACTGACATTTACTTGCTCCTCGTCCATGGGTGGATGATCTGGCGATAGATTTTCGGTGGGCATTGACCAGAGGACAACCGTACGGCCTTGCGTTTTCGTTTGGCGATGGCTTTGATCCTCCCAGACTGAAGTCTGGGATTCCTGACTGAATCATGCGTGGGCATAACTCACCTCGTGGGCCAATCCAGCCCCGGCAATGAGGGCATTGCGGGCGGAATTGACATCCCGCTCGTGGTGGGCACCACATGCCCCGCACACCCATTGCCTTACCTTGAGCCCCGCCAAGCCCGTCGGCCCAGACAAAGCGCCACAGGTAGAGCAGGTTCTCGTGGAATTTTTGTTCTCGGGAAAGACGAGTTCCGTGCCGCCGATAAGGCTCTTGTACGAAAGATTACGTCTCAACCCACCGTGCGCCGAATCGCACACGGATTTTCCAAACCTCTTTGCTATCGCCCGATGATTGTCTTTGAGAAAACAGATAATCTTGTTCTCGGCAACCAACGTCCTGCTCAACTTGTGATTCCGATCCTTGCGCTTGTTTGAAACCCTCTCATGTATGCGTGCCGTTAGTTGCTTGCGGTGCCCTCGCTGTGCTTGAGCAAGCCGCTTGGCGGCGATCCGTAGCTCGCGGGGATGTTCGATAATCTCGCCGTCGCTGAAAGTGAGCAAATCCTTGAAGCCGGGGTCGATGCCGATGACGCCTTCTGCCGTGCGAGTTATAGTCTTCGGCTCGGCATCAATGAACAAGCACAGATGCCAACCCGATGCCCGCTTGACCAGACGACCACACTTGATCTTGCCTTCGGGAATGTCCATCCCGTGAAACCTGACTTTACCAATGCCCGGAAGCCGTATCTTGTTCCCCTCGGGTTCCGTAATCGGGTCGGGGAATGGTATGGAGTTGAGCGGTCTCCGCATTCCCTTAAGCCGTGGTTTCTTCGCCAATCCTTTGAAACACCGTGACCATGACTGGTGAACCGTGACAAGCACACCCTGAATTGTGTGCGACGGAATGCCCAGTTTTTCTCCGTGGTTCGCCAACAAGTTTTGGAACTCGTGCTTGGGGAAATAAATCTTGTCCTTGGCGTTTAGCTCAACCTTCCGCACACCCCAATTCCAGATGGGGGTCAAGTGGTAGAGCCACTGACCACACGTCTGCTCTTGTTTGGTGTTGAGCCGAAGTTTGAGTTGGCACTGGATCATATTTGTCTAATACTCAAAAGCATTCGCTAACCCAGACTGAAGTCTGGGATTGCGCTCATTAGAGCCTTTCAATGGCGTTGAGTTTATGGGCAACGTCTTGGAGAGAGGTCCAGAGTTCGGGAAGGGCGGGAGTGACCGATGAGCCAGCGGCTCCCTCGTAAGCTTCGGGGACAAAACGATTGCAATGGATGACGGGATCGTTATCAGCCGATGGCTGCGCTGGGTCCAGAGGGTAGGTGACGCCATCTGCGGTAGCAGGGTGGGTGATGCCCTTGCGGTTTGGAGCGGTCTTCGGGAACTTGTCGTCCACACAGAGGTCGCAGATGAAATTGGCTGGGTGCTCGCAGGCGGCATTCGGGGCAGGACGGTTCCAGATGGCAGGACCGGGGTAGGTGTCGAAATTCGGCACATCGGTCTGGAGGGCCGAACCGAACAAGCTAACGGGGTCGCCGTATGAGCCGTTCATGCCGGGTACGAACCCTACTTCTGGGGATTCTTTGGGAATGAAAATTTTCTTGTTTTTAGGCAGCGACATTATGGCTCCTGATGGAGCAGGTTTGGTGACCTGCTTACTGTCTAATACTCAGAAAGTCGGAAAAGTTTTTTCCTAAAATTTTGGGACATGCCGATTGGAAAACTCGAAAAATTGGGACCCAACGTATAGCTCCCGCCGCGCAGAGCATGGTCAGAAAGAGCCCTGTATGGGGGTAGGAAAATCGTCCTGATGGTCCTCCCCGAGCAGGAAGAGGGGAGAACTGGGAGTGATGAGCACGGGGCGAGCGGCTCACCTAAGGGGCATGTCATTGTTATCAGTAGGTTACGGTGAGTATATGGATAACTGTATAGGTATGGAATTATGTAAGTGGTTGATAAGACGTGGGCTAATTGTGCCTCAAACAACACTTTGAATCACCGTTACCAAGTAGTCATCAAGGATGGGTGGGGCGGCGAAGGCATGTAATCTCATGGTATAATGGGGCATGGCTTACCATAAAAACCTGACGAAACAGCGATTCGGAAAACTCGTCGTCCGTTGTAAATACGGACGGCGGGACAAGTTCGGTCGGACGCTTTGGGTCTGTGACTGTGATTGCGGTCGAGAGGCTCGTGTTATAACCGCCAACCTACGATTCAATGCCGATGGCTCGCCACGCCAAGGAAGCTGCGGCTGTGACCAAGGCATAAGACCTACAGGCCGGGTGCCCGCCCACAAATACCTCCTAACAGACTACAGAGGTTCTGCAAAAGCCAACAATCGTCCTTTCGAACTCACGGAGGACGTTTTCATCAAGTTGGTGACCTCCCCGTGTGACTATTGCGGTCGTCTACCAGAGCGCCAAGTATCGCCAAGCCGCCGTCGTAAGAATGCCGACTATGCCGCCTTCCGTTGGAATGGCATCGACAGAATCGACAGCAACGGGGGATACGTTGAAGGAAACGTCGTGCCATGCTGCCAGCCATGCAACGAGATGAAATCCGACAAGTCCCGTGATGAATTTTTACAGCTTATCGCCGCTATCTACCGCCACAGGATTGCCAAGAGCGCCAAAACAGTGATTTAGAATGTTGGAACTACTCACCCCGTCCTTTAGAGGGTGACATGGGTTTCGACATTCAATGCGACGACGTTCTAAAGGCCCTACCACGTTACCCAGACAATACATTCAATGGGTGCCTCACCGACCCGCCCTACGAGCTTGGCTTTATGGGTAGGGACTGGGACAAGTCTGGCATTGCTTTCAGCGTCCCTATGTGGCAAGAAATCTACCGCGTCTTGACGCCGGGAGCGTATGTGCTGGCGTTCGGATTCCCACGTACTCACCACCGTCTGATGGTTGCTATGGAGGACGCTGGGTTTGAGTTGAGGGATGTTTTCATGTGGTGCTACACCAGTGGCTTTCCCAAAGCAAAATCCTGCTTAAAACCTTCTTGGGAGCCCGTTATTTTGGCCTGCAAACGCGGTAAAAAGGTGGTGCCTTTGAACATTGACGCCTGTCGAATCGGAAATGAGAAGCGGTGGAATAAGACCGCCAACAACATCAAGGATTCGGGGTGGGGAATGCGCCCACAGTACACTGGAGGCAAGCAATCGGGTAAACAAGTGATTGGGCGTTGGCCCGGAAACCTCCTCTTCCAAGAGGATGATCGTCTGGGTAACTACTTCTTTTGCTCGAAGGCGTCTAAAAAAGAGAAGGACGCGGGGTGTCTCAACGGCAACATCCACCCCACCGTGAAGCCCCTTGATCTGTGCAAATGGCTGGCAACGCTCATTAAGCCCACAGGCGATACTAAGCTGCTGGTGCCTTTCAGCGGTAGCGGCAGTGAGTTGATAGGTGGGTTTCAGGCGGGTTGGGATGAAATTGTAGGGATTGAACTTGAATCCGATCACGTTGAACTGGCTAAGCAACGAATCGAACACTGGTGTTCATCCCAACCCGTCTTGGTTTAACGGTGGGCGTTGGCGACGTATGCTGCGACCGATGCTGGCTTGATGCCGTACTTCTTCGCAAGTTCATAGACGGTGCTTCCGTCCTCATGGCCGCGAATCATCTTCCGCTTTTCGCTGTCGGATAGCTGGCTCTTTCTCATGCTGGTCTCCTTCCTTTGATATTTTGACTACACAACACAGATTAGTTCCCGGCTGCGGCTGCTTTTCCCTTCACCATACCGCCGCTGATGCGAATTTCAAAGCGTTCGCGGGCTGTTACCATCGTGTCCACGTTTTTTTGAAGTTGCTTAATGATGTGGTCGAATACATCAAGAACTTGGTCAGTCGGATAACCGTTGTCATAGTGCCCGTTCAGTTTGCTTGTCCAGTCCCGCACAAACTGAGAACGACGGTTGTGCATACCACCAAGGTCTTTTTTGAGTTCACTCAACAGGGCTTGTGGTTTCCGCCCCGGTTCATGATTTATCGCCTTCCTGAGGGTCTTAACTGGGATGCCACAATAATCGGCAGCCGCTTTCTCCCGTTCTTTTTGATCCGTAATTGAGCGAACGGGTTCAAGGTTTTTCAGGAGGATGTTCTTCGCCTCGCGAACGCCCGTCTTGTGGAGGTTGGAACGTACCTGATCGCACGCCAACTTGAGGTTTTTCATGCTCTCAACTTGGTTGAGCGAACTGTTGATAATGGCTTTTTCCTTCATGCCACTCTGAATCAGCAGTTCAACCGTCTGTTTCAAGTCCTCAAATTTCGGGGGTTTAGGCCCCGTACAGTTGGCCCCCGCACCTATCACTGGCAGCATAGACCCCCCGGGCTCCCCGGCCCCCCGCCCTCTTCGGCCAAAAGTAGGACCCTAAGTCAATGGCACATCAGTGTTAGCTGAGTAGGAAGAAAGTGGAATGGGTTTGCACATCAGTGGGGGTAATAGGTTACTGATGGGTGAGGCGCTTTGGTCAGGGGGAAGATTATTATTGGTGTGACTTAGGTAATGTCTTCGAGCCCCCCTTGGTCGCGGGCTGCGCCCGCTCCCATCGCTGTTCACTTCAAGCAGATGGGGACAATGGGGACATATACGTGTTTCAACTCAATTGAATCGATAACTTCGTTAGTCATCAAATTGTCCCCACGTGATTACGAGAGAGAGATTAAATCCTCTCTTATTATATAGTTATACCTATACAGGGGTTGGGGACATTCTTGGGGACAAAGCGGGGACTGGGGACGTTATTGTCCCCAAGAGTAGCGCATTTTGATGAAATGTCCCCAAGGTTGGCACCCATTGTCCCCTTACTTATCCCCACGCACTTTGACTCGCCCTTTGGCAAGCTCACTCATCTTGATCTTCTTCATGTCCCTCGCATCGCCATCATCATCGAACAGGGGTTCAGGGATGAGGGTTCCCATCTTGAGTAGCGCCTCAACGGTGCGAAGCATGAGGTCAGCATCGATCTTGCGGTGCCAACGATTGTCGTGAGATAGTCGTCGCCAGCTTCTAAACTCGGTGAGCGCACCATCCTTGATGAGGGCGGGCAAGAGCTTCGAGTCTGCGAATGCCGCCTGTCGGTTGTTCAACTCGGATTGAGAGGTCACAAACTTAGTCCTCAACACAGCTTGCCAATTCATGAATTCGATAGCACCGACCATGTAATCATGATCGACCTCGCTGCGGCCAGAAGCACTGGCTGTCAGGCAAGCGATCTTCATCGCATTCTGCACCAGCCGATTGCCCTTGTTACCTTCCTTAGCCCATTGGTCCTGTTGGGCATCAATAGCTGCTTGCGCTTCATCTGTGATCGTGGTCACGAAGCCGCAATCGCTGTTGTTCGCCTTAGCCATCATCTCTTCGCTTGGCTCATCGAGGTCAACGTCGTTGCGGGAGATGTAATGCCAAGGACGGTAGGTGAATGGTTGGTTGGTATAGCCGATCAGGAAGCGTTGGTACAAGCCATGCGCTGTGCTCTGTGAGAATAGCTCAACGAACCTACTCGTATCCTCTTCGTCCGCTGGCAACCCACCAATCCATGAGAGCCGACAGTTGACTGTGATGTTGTCCTTGCCATCTGGCTTAATGTATTCGTTGTCATCCCATAAGCCGCACAGCTTGCTTGCGAGCGTACTGCAATCCATGGTGGTCTTGCCCAACACATCGTTGATTTCGCTGGTCTGAAGCAAGAGCTTGCGGAACCCGGGAATCCTTGGTGGTTTGGAGCCGCGCTTTTCGCTCTTACCAGCGTGGTCACCAAGGGTGCGAGTGAGTTGCATATCGCCGCCTATGTCAGCCTTGAGGTAATCGAGATTCTTGCGAAGCTCAACGCTCTGTACCGCACGATCTATTGCAACGCTCTTGCCCGCACCAGATGAGCCAACGAGCACAACGTAGAGATTCAATCGATTGTCGAGCATCCTGTCGAACAGTGGTTTGGCACTAAATGCCGCCAGTATAGCTGGGTAGGCGAAGCCAAGGGGCACCTGCATCGCTCGTGCCAACTCACCAAGCTTGCCTCTCATGCACGACTCTGGCATTTCGAGGCTATACTCTGGTGCAACTTGAGTTGTAACTTCGGTTGTGGGGGCAACGGGCGTCTCGACCTCATGCTCAAGCGTGGCGTGCTCAAGCCCGCACGCACAGTTTGGTTTGTAGCACTTTTCGGTGGGGGTGATTTCATGTTGTATACAGGATGGTTCGATGCTGGTAACAGCATCCGCATCCTCGAAGTCCGCATCGATCATGACCTCATCTTCAGGCCATATTGCACCTGTGTATTTCTCGCCTTTCTTCTCGTTCATGAAGGCGATCAATCCTCCTATGGTCATGTTGCTGCCATCACAACCAGCGGCTAAATCCTTCCAACCAAGGTGCTCACCATCGTAGTAGAACCCACAACACAGATCGATCTTGCCTTCCGACGTGTGCGGTGCGCCCTTCACTGGGCAATTGAGCGGTGAGTGCCAATCGCCGTTGTGATTCATGGGCTCAAGCTCGAAGAAGTCAACAAAGTCGTCCCAATCGAAATCCTCATCGAGTGTGACCATGCCCTTGAGCACAGTCTTGGGCGCTCTATTCTTCTCAATCCAATCCGCAAGCTCATCTGGGAACGGGATAGGTGGAACGTTGTGATAGAACTTGTACACGCCGCCATCATCACGAGTGCAGCCGGGAGCGCACACACTTAGGTTGTTGCTCTTCAACTCGAATATCGTGCCCTCAGCGTCCTTGATGGTGACATTGCCAAGTGCCCGCGATCTGTCTGTTGGCGTGAAGAACAAATGATAGCCGTGAGGACTCTTGCTGGTGAGTGTTTGCTCAAGCTCTGGGAATCCAATAGCTCGTGCGGCTTTGAGCCTGTCGAGATCGCCAATGGCAATCTGGTCTGGCTTGGCAACGCACACAAGGTTCCAATCATGGTAGCCATTCGAGTCCCATGCCTCAATCTGTGTTGGGTCTGTCGTGGCGAGGTTGGGCCAATCTTTGAGCGTTGATGCTCGTGCCCCGGGCTTGGCTGGAACTACAGGAATACCAAAGGCGATCAGTGGCGCTGCAATGTCTTTAAGACTCATTAGCCTCTCCAATGGATGCAGCGATCAGATGGACGCCGATCTTGTGGTGAATACAGTTTTTCATACTGTGGGCGGCAATCGTCGCAGATTGCGATGGGGTAGACAAGCTCTTCGATCTTGGGGCCGCGTTTGCGTCTGGACAATCCAAGTTCGCCTCGAAGCCTGTAGAGGTAAGTTGGACTCACCCCCAACGCTTTGCCCATTGCTGCGTAGGTCAGCATCGGGCGTAGTTCATGCATTTGTTTGAATCTCGTGCGAAGGTTCATATCTACCTAATACTCGGTAGTCGAGAAATTGTTAACGGGTTTCTAAACTTTGGAGTATTGTATATAGAGGACTCAGAAATGTACGCACCTAATCACCCAACCAAAGCCGATTACGACGAAGCTCTCAGGGCCATCAAACTCACCCACTGGAAGCAATCACGGGACTACTACCAGCTAATCATCGACCGTTACCAGTATCAAAACCCACCGCAACGTGATTGGGTTGCAGAGAAACGCATGACAGAGTTTCGCAAAATGAAAACAGGAAAAATCCAATGACCTTACACGGCAAGCTCTTCATCCGCATCCGTAAGCAGTTCTGGACTCTTCAGGGTGGGAAGCACCGAGGGCGCAGCGGCGGGCAGTTCACCAAATGGCTCCTGAATGAGGGCTTGAACGCAGGCACAGTGTACGTGTACATCAAACTGGCTCAGACTGGCAAAGACGTGGGCGACAGACCATCTCGGCAGCGAATCACCTATTGGCAGGAGTTCGCCAAGAAGATCAAGAACGCCAATGACCGCGAGCGCGTGGTGTTGCTCAGGGCCGCAGTGAGCTACTTGGTCACACTGTACAACATCCCAGCCAAGGTGAGGGTGAGTGCCGCGTGATACGCATTCCCCTCACTCAGCCGTTTGAAGCCCCAGAGGAGAAATAATGGGATACGAGTTGGTTGTAATCACACCAGAGCAAGTTGAAGACATCATCACCACTAAGGAGACGGAATGAAAATCACCGACAAATACCTGCTCAACGTTGCGGAATTGGTGTACGAGAGCATCTGCGTAGAGAAGAACGCAGAGGCCATCGCAATCCTCCGTAAGCTGATTGGTGATGCGAACGCTTCGCAACCACAGAGGAGAAGTAATGCCGTTGATAACGCGGCTTGGGTTCAACTCGGGATCAGGGTGCGACGTTCCTAACAAATCTACTTGGGGAGCAATGGAATGAACAAGAAAATCGTAACGGTGAGTGACGGGCTGCTGCACTTCATGGAACGTGCTCGTGAATTGGCACGTAGGGTGGATCGCGGGGAGACCTTCGAGCCTTCGGTAGTCACCTATGTAGAGGTTAAGCCAACTGAAGTGGCTAACCATCTACTTGATGGAGATTTCGATTCCGCCTTTGGAGACCAAAAATGAGATGGTATCTAAGATTCCGCATCAGATCGAGCGAGTTTCTCGGCTGGTCGCATGGCTTTGAGCTTGGCGAAAAGCCGTACAACTTTTTCTACTGTGGTTGTGGTTGCGAGACCATCAAGGGAATGCTTGGCGAAGGTGACGTGGGTGGGCTATGTGCTCACTGCGATCACGTCTACGCCAAGACGACATGGTGCGAGGAAGCACAAGACTTGCACTTCGCTTACTGGTGTCCAACCTGCCCACCGGACCTACGCAAGTGGGCGATCAATGCCCTGCGTGGACTTGATCGTGCAGCCGAAGTCGGCACTTCCGACTGAGTTACCTAAGTAATGGCACTTCGGTGCCATAGACAGCAAAACTACAATGCGATACAATGTAGTTAGTTGCTGGGAGGCAACCATCGAATGGAAACAGAGTTGACCTACACGCAGGAATGCAAACTTCGTGCCGCCGTGAAGCGGTTGAAATTCACGGAAGCTGAACTCATCGCAGGTAGTGCGGGACTCAGAGCCGTGGGTGAATGGGTTGACAATACGGATTGGGATTACTTCCCCCGTGGCAAGATGAATGCCATCATCATTCGTGTACTTGGTCGTGAGTGGACACCATCAGTCCATAACGAGGATTGTCATGGCATCGAAAATTGCAGAGGCGGCAAATGGTACGGTTGCAAGATGCACGACTGTAGTGACCCGCTGTGGGATGCCGCACTGAACCTCGCATTTGACGGTGATCGCACCTTTGAATTTGAATGCAGCATGGCTTTCTCAAGTGCCTGCAACGAGTATTGGAAGTCCAAGCATCCAGAGGCGGTGACCGCATGACCGTCAACGAGACGCCCACCGCAACCAACCTCGTAAACGCCTACCTCACGAAGCTCGGTTTGTATCGCAAGAGCGGCACTCTTCGTGAAGCCAAAAGAATTCTCTTTGCAGCACTTCCATA